CTGAATGGGCTTTCCCAAATGCAAAACCGATTGACATTGCATTTGACGATGGGTTTCATGCACTCAATTTACCGGATTATCTTGATTACATTTTCAGCAGTCATTGCCTTGAGCATCTTGATAACTACGTGACCGCTTTGGAATACTGGCACAAGCAATTGAAACCAGGGGGAACGCTGTTTCTTTATTTGCCAGATATGAACGATCAGGTTTACTGGCGGCCGTGGCACAACAGAAAGCACGTTCATTACCTATTCCCTGAATTAATGGCTTTGTATGCTGAAGAATCGGGATTATGGGAAAATTTCTTTGTTTCCGGAACTGACCTCAATTCATCTTTTTACTTCATTGCCGAAAAGAAATAATGATTGTCAAATTAAGAGAGTTTGAATTTGAAGTTGCGGGAGATCCTGAATTCTGGAATGGCATTGATTTATGGGAGCCTGAGACGTTTGATATTGTCAAAAGGTATGCAGACCAAAAGAAATCATTCATTGATGTAGGGGCTTGGAATGGGGCTGTATCGCTGTATGCCTCGCACCTGTTTAATAACGTGGTTTCAATTGAGCCGGATGTTGTTGCTTTTGACAAGCTGGTTCGAAATATTCAGTTCAATTCCTGTTTGAACGTGACCTGTCGCAATGTGGCAATCAGCAATAAAAACGGGCAAGACGTTTTGCATACTTCCAATGCCGGGGATTCAATGAGTTCACTGATTAACCGGAACGAAGAAAGGTTTCCGATTACTGGATCGCAGGGAACCGAAACGAAGAGATTTGAAACCATTATTGAGGGTTCAACTGTTGAAATCGGGATGATTAAAATGGATATTGAAGGCGGGGAATTGATTGCATTGCCAGACATGATTCAATATTTGGACAGGAACAAACCACCGATCTACATCAGTTTCCATCCGTTCTGGTTTCCGGAAAACATGAAACAGGTTAAAATTTCAATGTTTGCCGAAATGATGTTTTACGCCTATTCGGTTGTCAGAGATGGTCAATTCAATGTGGTCACAAAGGATCAGTTTATTGAAGGTATGAATCAGAATTCATTCACTTACGTTTTTGATACGAAATGAGAACAGGACTTTTAATTACCACTTTCAACCGTCCGGAATACCTTTCTGAGTGTTTGGATTCGGTTTTAAAGATTGAGCAATTTGAAGGCGATGAACTTTGGATTTTGATTGTCGATGACAGCAGCACAGATCCGGAAACGCTGAGGCTAACAGCATATTTTCAAATGCCTCATGTAGAAGTCCGAAAAATGCGATTTTTTCAAAACAAAGGGATTTCACACGCCTTACGAATTGGATTCAATTATTTGTTTTCATGTGGTTGTCAAAACGTGCTCAACCTGGATGCAGACGCAATTGTTAAACCGGAATTTATAGAGGTCTTAACACGGTTAAAATCACTGTATCCCAATCATATTATTTCCGGATTTAACACGCAATCCATTGGCCCGAAAACTGGAGACATAAGGCACAAGACCGTTTCAAAATTTGGCGATCACTGCCTCAAAAAAAGCATTGGCGGTATCAATATGTTGATTGATGAAAAGCAATACAAGACCATTGTTTTGCCAGCCTTAAAAACACCCGGACATTGGGACTGGAATGTTTGCAAACGTACTGAGGGATTCATTGTTTCAACTCCATCAGTTGTTCAGCATATTGGAATTGCAAAGGGAATTAACATGAACAATCCGGACGTAGCTTTTGACTTTTAAAATATGGCATTAGTAGTATTACAACCGCACGGATTAGGGGACCACATATTTTGCATGAGTCTGGTTCACCAAATTGCAGACGGGCAGGAAATCATTTGGCCGGTACTGGAACATTTTATTCCCGGACTTCGTTTTGCGTATCCTGAAATTAACTGGATACCAATCGGATTACTTGGAACGCAGATTGAGAATTATAAGCGTATCGGGCAAGTAAACGGGCATACAATCGCACCGATTCGATGGGCCGACCAACTTACCCGGAAACCTTATAAAGACTGTATGCGGTCCAAATATGACCTATATGGTTTAGATTGGAATACTTGGAAGGACTTTGACTATAAACGGGATCTGATGAAAGAAAAGACGCTGTTTAATCAGGTTTTAGGACTTAGGGAAAATGAACCATACAGATTGATTAATCGGAGGTTTACAAGTCTGGAAACAAAGTCAGTTGCTATTCCACACAGCAAAGAAATCCGAAATATTGAGATGCAATCATTCGAGGGGTTCAGTTTGTTTGACTGGTCGATGGTTATTGCAAAAGCGACTGAGATTCACACGGTTTCAACATCTTTGCTATACCTATTTGAGATGTTGCCACTTTGTGCTGATGAAGTCCATTTGTATTGCCGAAAAGACAAATAGACGGGTTTTAATTCTTACACCTTTGGCAGTTGCATTTCAGTTTATTTTAGAGGCCGAAAAGATTGGCATTTCTGATATTGAATATTCCAAAGACGGGAAATTCACAAAGAAAATAGTTATCTGCAATTATGAAAGGTTGCACTACTTTTCACCATCTGATTTTGAGGGTGTAATTCTTGATGAAAGTTCAATTTTGAAAAACTTTGATGGTGCAATTAAAAATCAGGTAACGGCATTTGTTAAGAAAATCCCATACAGATTTTTAGCAACTGCAACTCCATCGCCAAATGATTTTATTGAACTTGGAACCAGCTCTGAGGCATTGGGGTACATGGGATACATGGATATGCTGACCAAGTTTTTCAAAAACAATCAGAACTCAGTAGATTCAAATAATCGGAACATTGGCGAAAAGTTCTATTTAAAACCACACGCAGAGAAAGACTTTTTTGCATGGGTTAATCAGTGGGCAATTATGGTCAAGATGCCCTCAGACCTTGGCTTTTCAAATGACCGATACAATTTGCCGGAACTGGTAATTAATCACAATGTAGTAAAGAATCAATCTTTGACTGATATCAATGGTCAGATAAACATTTTTACTCCCATTGCAAAGTCAATGACGGAAGTCCGGCACGAACAAAAACAAACGGAAGAAAAGCGATGTGAAAAAGCAATTGAACTGGCATCTGGCAAAACCTCTGTTTATTGGTGTAACACAAACGAAGAAAGCCGGATTTTAAAATCACTTGACAAAGAAGCCGTTGAAATTATCGGAAGCCAGTCAATTGATAAAAAGGAAGAAATTCTTTTGGCTTTTGCCAATGGCGAAATTACCAGATTGATTACAAAGGCTAAAATGACCTCAATGGGATTGAACTGGCAACACTGCAATCATTCAGTCGTTTTTCCAACATGGTCTTACGAACAATGGTATCAGCTTATTCGCAGGTTTTGGCGATTTGGACAAACACGACCAGTAATAATTGATGCCGTAATTTCTGACGGCCAAACACGGGTTTTACAGGCAATTGAGCAAAAAACAAAAAAGGCAATCGAACTACATAAAAACCTAGTTCAAAACGTAAATAGCACTTTCGAAAACAAAACAAAAGAGTTCAACAAACAAATCATTCAAACATCATGGTAAAAGATCAAATTGTAACCACCGAATACGCAATCTATAATGGAGATTGCATGGAAGTATTACCAACCTTTCCGGAAGAAAGCATTGACCTGGTAATTTATTCACCACCATTTGCGGGGCTTTATAACTACTCCAGCTCTGAACACGATTTCAGCAATTGTGAATCAAAAGAACAGTTTCTTGAACAATATGAGTTTTTGGTATCCGAACTTTCAAGAGTAACAAAGCCCGGCCGTATCAATGCGGTTCATTGCACTGATGTATTTGATAATACTTGCCGCCTTTGGGATTTCCCAAATGAAATAATCCGGATTCATGAAAGACACGGTTTTGAATACCGCAACCGAATCACAATTTGGAAAGAACCTTTGAAGGTCAGAATGCGGACAATGGTTCAAAGTCTGATGCACAAATTCATTGTCGAAGATTCAACCAAGTGTTTTACCGCTATGCCAGATTACGTTTTGGTATTCACAAAAAAAGGCGAAAACGAAGTTCCGGTTTCTCATCCGATGGGATTGAAATATTACGCCGGTGAAGTACCAATACTTCCAAATATACTTCGTGCATGGAACAATGCAAACGAAACAAATATCAATGAAGATGAACTTTGGAATCATTTGAAATCAAAGTTTGACGACCATACAGATCCAAAATCAAACAAATTAAGCCACTACATTTGGCAACGGTACGCTTCAAGTGTTTGGGATGACATTCGGATTGACAATGTTTTGCCTTTCAAAGATTCAAAAGAAGAAGATGACGAAAAGCACGTACACCCGCTTCAATTGGATGTAATTGATCGTTTGGTAGAATTGTATTCAAACCCTGGCGAAGTTGTTTTAACCCCATTTGCCGGAGTTGGCAGCGAAGTTTATTCGCCTGTTTCAATGGGCCGAAAAGCCAAAGGAATTGAATTGAAAGACAGCTATTTCAAACAAATGAGTTTGAATATGAAAGATGCAAAAAGCCGATTCAAAGAAGAAACAACCGTCCAATTGTCTTTATTTTAATGGAAAAGCAAATCACTATATGCCTCACCTCTTGCGGTCGTTGGGACTTACTTGAAAAAACGATCAAAAGTCTGGTTCAGTTTTGGGATGGTCCGAATCCGGAAAAGTTGCTGATTTATGAAGATCAGAATTTAACCGTTCAGCATTTTTCAACTCTTTATGGATTTATTTCCGAATGGATAGGAAAAGATTCATGGGAGTTTGAAATTTATCATGGCAAAATGGGCCAAATAAGAGCTATAGACAGGCTTTATTCACAGGTTAAAACTCCTTACATTTTTCATCAAGAGGATGATTTCGAGTTTTTCAACACAGGATTCGTTCAAAAGTCACTTTCGATTCTGGAAGAAAAAGAAAACATCATGCAGGTCTGGCTACGTGCTCCAAATGATCGAAATGGGCATCCGTGTCATGGTGTTGCTCAGAAGACTACTGACGGCACGAAATACCATGTTCTGAAGACTGGATACATGGGTAAATGGCATGGATTCAGTTTTAATCCGGGTCTTCGCCGCTTATCCGACTACCAAAAACTCTTTCCGAATGGGTTTGCTTCGGAAATACCTTGGAATCCAAAAAACCCATTGGAATCAGAAATCCTGGTTGGTAGGAAATTTTATAAAAACGGGTACAGATCGGCAACAACTTTAGAGGGCTTCTGTCGGCATATAGGTGGAAATGGCAGACACGTAAAACCATGACAGTTTACGAAAAATTAGACATTGAACTGAAAAGGTTCAAAAAGGATAAGCGTATCAAGTGGCTCAACGAAAGGATAGCTAATGAATATTCTAAAAACTGGCAAAGGGTTTGGGAAATTGAACACCACAATAGAACCTGTTTTGGTGCAAATTATTTGCCACCTTTCACAACTCCAATAATTGACGATGCCAAAAGACGGATTCAGCATATTTTGAAACATCACTACTTCATGATTTTTGATTACAAAAAATACCTGAAAAAATGAGCCAGCTTAACCTTTTCACCGTCGATCCGAAACAGGCCAAATTCGAACGGTATCACAAAGAGAATCCGGAGATTTGGGACCAGTTTAAAGAGGCTACATTTGCGCTTATTAAGGTTGGTAGAAAGCATTTCAGTGCTGATGCCATACTTCATTCAATCCGGTTCAACACGGTTTTGCGTGGTGGGACTGACTTCAAAATCAATAACAACTATTCATCCATGTACTCAAGGATGTTTACATCTAACTTTCCAGAACATAAAGACTTTTTTGAACAGAGAATATTGAAATCATGAAAATCATTTATAAGGTCACTTCACGCCAAAGGCCCAACAATCTCAAACGAACGCTTCTGAATATTCAGGAAATGGCGTTGAATCCGGATTATCTAATCTGTCTGACATTGGATGAAGATGATAAAACGGTCAATAATGATGAATTCACGCATTGGCTTAATCAGAACTTTGGCCTTGAATTGCACAGGATTATTGGCAAATCAAAAAACAAAATTGACGCAATTAATCGGGACTTAGACCTTTTCACTAATTGGGATATTCTTGTTAATGTTTCAGATGATCAGATTTTTACGGTTAAAGGATTCGACAAAATCATTGAAGACGCATTCATGTTCAAACGTGACACGGATTTGTTTTTACACATGAGGGATACAAACCATCCATTACCCGGTGCCGCACTTTGTACTTTGTCAATCATTGGCCGGGAATATTTTAACCGGGACGGATACATTTATCACCCATCATACAAGAGCGTTTATTGCGATGACGAGGCTACTGTTGTCGCAAAACAACGAGGCTGTCACAGGTTCATTTCTGAGCCTATCGCAGAACATTTACATCCAGCATACGGCAAAGCCCCATCTGATTCTCAATATCAAAAAACCGAACACAGATTGGTTCATCAAACCGACCACAAAAATTTTATCAAACGTCAAAAATTAGGATTTCCAAAATGATATTCTCGCAGAACAACGAACAGGAAGTAATCTTGGATTACTTCAAAAACCAGCCAGAAGGAACATTCCTTTCAATTGGCGAAAATGATGGTGAAACACTTTCAAACGTCAGGGCATTGGCCTTAAATGGCTGGTCTGGTGTTTGTGTCGAACCCGCACCGGATCCATTTCAGAAACTTGAAAAACTGTATGAAGGGTCAAAGGTTCTGGCTTATGAATGTGCCATTGGGAAAGAAAATGGAAAGTTTCCGTTTCACGTTTCCGGAACCCATTTAAAGAAAGGCGATTCAGGATTGCTTTCTACCTTGGAAGAATCCGAAATAAAGCGCTGGAAAGGCACTGAGCAATTCATTGAAACAGAAGTTGAAGTTTATACATGGAAGTCTTTTTACGAAGGTTGCGGAATGGAAACTTTTGATTTTATATCGATCGATGCAGAAGGACTTGATTACTTTATCCTGAACCAGATGGATTTGAAGGCAATGGGAACAAAATTGGTTTGTGTTGAATGGAACTCCAACAAACAGTCCAAATCTGGTTTTCATTCAATCTTTGCGCACTTTGGAATGAAGCAAATTCACATTAACGCTGAGAACCTGATTTATGGATTGTAAACTTTCGATTCTGGTTCCCTGGCATACGACCAGGCATAAAACTCAGTTTAAAATACTGATGAAAAGCCTGGATTACCAATGTGAACCGATTCATGGAATTGAAATCCTGGATTTGCCAAACAGAGGCGAAAAGTCAATCGGACATTATCGGCAGACTTTGCTTGAAAACTCAAAGGGTGAATACGTGGTTTTTATTGATGCTGACGACCGTATTTCAATTGAATACATGGCCCTTGTAATGAATGCAATCAATACGGGATGTGATGTTGTTGGGCTTTCTGGAACCATGACAACCAACGGGCGCAAACAGGAAACATGGGAAATTTCAAAAGACTTGCCGTATGATCAAGTTTCTGTTGGAAAGAACCTTTTTCATTACCGCAGGTATTCAAACCATCTTGCACCGATTAAACGGGAAATCGCTTTGGGAATTGGGTATGCCCCAATAAAACACGGAGAGGATTATGACTATGCCAAAAGGCTGCATGAATCTGGCTTGTGCAAAACTGAAACTAAAATTGAAAACAGAATATACCATTACGATTTTTGGAATATAAGGAAATGAAAGATTCAGCAGTTGTAAGTTTTTCAAATAAAAATGGCCGCTATTACATGGGAATGGAACGGCTTTCAAAGTCATTGCAAAGATTTTTTACGGGTGATTTTATTGGGTTTAAGGACGAAGAAAAAAATGGATTTCCCCTACATTCCGAAAACCCATACGCTTTTAAAGTTTTTGCGATTGAAAAAGTGAAAGAGATGGGTTGCAGATATGTTCTATGGCTAGACTCGTCAGTTTTTGCAATTAAAGACATAAGCCCTGTTTTTGATTTGATTAAGGAGAACGGGTTTGTCTTTCAATTTGCAGGACATTATGTTGGGACTTGGTCGAACGATTTCACATTAAATTATTTTGGGATTACAAGACAAGAAGCAATGAAAATGCCAATGATCGGGAATGCCGGATTACTTGGTTTTGACTTCCAAAATCCAAAGGGGATAGAACTTTTTGAAAAATGGAAGTTGAGTATGGAGGCGGGGTGTTTCAAAGGTTCTTGGAAAAATCATAGGCACGACATGACTTGCAGTTCAATAATTGTAAACCAAATGGGGATTATTGATTATGCCATACAGGGGGATCAAGTGTTGGAATATCAGCATGGGAACGCACCTGCCAAAGATGAATCAATACTATTTAAAGCAAGCGGAATGTAAAATGGAACTACCAAAAATTTACACAATTGGTTCAAAATATAATCCACAAACTCAAGAATCAGATTTTGTATTGTTAGAAACAGACAGATGGGCAAACAATATTTCAATTAGCAGAAATGGAGGTTTAAAATTTACTTGGCGCAAAGGGGATTTTTCATACATTTCAAAATCTGACTGGAATAATTATACTTTATGTTATGTTGGCAAAGTTCCAGTTTTTATTTTTTCTGTTGAATTTGATCACAAAAAGGCATTAAAAGTATTTGGGGAAAATGCTTTGTCTTTGCTTAATCACGAACTACAAAATATCAAAAAGACAATTGCTAAGTGGGAGTCTTTTATTTCGTTGTAGCATTACCAGAATATAAAGAGCCAAACGAATCAGCCGTTTGTCTGGTTCAAGGAATGTGATTGTTAAACATGATTAGAGTGAAAGGCCGGATTGTTTCAGTCCGGTTTTTTTATGACCGTATCCCAACGCTTCTGATCACTTGCGCATCATCACAACTGAAGCAAATATCACCAGCATTCATCTTTGCAATACGAGCCCAGGTTTTAAATTCTTTGTCCCGCATTTCGTTGAAGGTTGCCAGTGTTGCATTTGTTTGTTCCGGGTTGTATGTGGCGTAAAAGTTTTGGTTTGAACCAGCCAGTTTATTGAGCAAAATCTGAGAGGCCAAAGCATACGCAATACCCATTTTCAGGTGTTTGCGATTCTGACAGATGAATGACTCAATGGAACACATCAATTCCAGATCGACATACACCCCGGATTGTGACCAATCAAAGTTCATAGTTTGTGGCAATTCCGGATCCAGATCCATTACAGCCGGATATAGTTGAAAGCCTTGGTAATCCCAATAATGATTCGGCCCTTGGTTTGCACAAGCGCAATCAGATGGGCCCCATGAATACCAGTCTTGTGTGTATGGGTTTCGAATTGTCGGAACATCGGTTGTGTCTAATGCAAAGAACAAATTGAATCCCTGAAACTGGAGTGTGAATACCTGGTTGATCGGGATTTCATTTATGCCGGGTTCCAGATCAACGGTTTCTTCATGCAGAATCGACCAGTCGAATGTATTGTAAACTTTGAACGGAACATCTGTCACCGCAACTGATCCTGAATTATAGACATACAGCGACTTCAAATTCATTGCCAGATACTTTGAACCATAAGCAGAAGCCCAAACGCCTTTCAGCTTTGCAACGGCATCTGTTGGCATTATTACCTGACGGTTGAAGATGTTGATTCGGTTGGTTTGAAAAAGGGTTTGTTCCATTTCCACCTGGCCCATATCAAACAAGTGCTGATGCAACTGGCTTTTGATTTGTTCGTAGACAACTCGCTGAACAGAATTCCAGACCTCTTTAAAAGTTACCTGGTCAGATGTTGCAATTGAATTCAGCAATTCGTTGCTCATGCCGGGGAGGTCGTTAAGAAATATTCCCGATTCTGGAGTTGTTGCTGAACACGATTTAAGTCCGATGTAGTCAGTGAGGCAATTCATACTTCAAAGTTACTGATTTTCCTTTTTGTTGTTTTGTTGAAATATTTTTACTTTATTTGCCGAAACAAAGAAAACATGGGATTGCAAAAAGTAGCTTTTATAGGGTGCGAAAGTTCCGGGACTATTCGTAGGGCTTTCCAGAAAATAGGATGGAAAGCCTATTCATGCGATTTATTACCCGCTGATGATGGGGAAACTTTATACCACATTCAGGGCGATGTCAGAAAAGAATTTACAAAAAGTTCATTTTTAATGAACGCTGATATTGTGATTTTACACCCGTCTTGCCAATATCTTACTAACTCCGGTGTTCGTTGGCTTTACAACGATGACGGATCACTGAATGAAGAAAGGTGGGATAATATGCGTGAAGCGGCTCAATTTTTCAATTGGTGCTTAAACGCTGTTGAAATTATAGGAAAGGGAACCGTTGAAAATCCAATTATGCACAAACACGCAAAAGCATTAATAAAACCGGATTATTCTCAAATTATTCAGCCTTGGCAATTTGGACATTCAACATCAAAAGCAACTTGTCTTTGGACTACTGGATTGCCAAATCTGATTCCGACAAACATAATCCCAAAGGAAGAACGGACTTTTGAAATTCATAAAGCGACCCCCGGACCAGATCGTTGGAAAATCAGAAGCAAAACTTTTGATGGAATCGCAAAAGCAATTGCAAATCAATGGGGCAAATAGCCCCTTTTTTATTTCTTTCTTTCCTGAATCTCAAATTGCGCTTTTGTGGCAGGCCAAAAACTGTGGCGACACCTCCAGCCACCTGCGAATGAAAAAATAGTATTTTTGTCTGTCCCAGGCATTTTCCCACTCCAACTCAACTTTGCCCAACTTTCAATTTCTGACTTCTTGAAAATCTTTCCGGCCCTGGCTGCACAAAAAGGTCTGGTGTCTGAAATAATAGTTCCGGAATAAATGTAGTACGAAATATTCAGGTCTTCGGAAATCACCTCAAGATATTGTC